GCCCGCCGCCCCTACCAGGCTCGCGAAGGTGCCGGTCAGCGCGCTGGTGGTCCGCTCCAGGGCCGCCTGGAAGGTGACCTGGAAGCTGTCCGTCGTGCCCGCGATGGCATCCACCCGCACGTTGCCGGTGCCGATCGTCGAGAGCGCTACCAGCGCCGCCTGAATGGCGGCCGCGTTGGCGTTGTAGGCGATGGCAGTGGTCGTCTGGCCGCCGAAGGTCAGGGTGAAGGTGCCCGAATCCGGCGAGTCCAGGTTGAGCGCGTAGATGCCGTCCGTCGACGGGGTGGTGATGGCCGGCTCCTCCAGGAGCGACGCCAGCAGGTAGGCCAGCTCGTTCACCGCCAGCGCCGCCTGCAGCTCGCCGCCGCAGCTCTCTTTGAAGCGCTGCAGGTCGATGGGGACGCTGTAGCCCTGCACCTCCACCGGCTCCATCGGGATGTCGGGCCGGGGCACCCAGTTGAGCCCTTGCAGGATCTTGGTCGTGCCGACCGGCGTGCCCTCGGTGCTCTCTACGCCGAAGTAGGTCCTGTCGAATACCCGTGCTCGCATTTCGTTCCTCCTACGGCTTCACCCGGCACCACAGCCGGTAGAGACCGCCGATGTGGTCGTAGCGCCGCCCGTCGCTCACGTCCTGGTAGGCGACCGTCGCCTCCCGGATGCACTGCGTCTCGTACGTCACCCCGCCGATGGTGGTCTCTACCACCGTCCGGCTCACCAGCGCCGCGTCGATGCGGTCCGCCGCCCCCTGCAGGGCCGCCGGACCGTTGCTGCCGATCACCTTGACCAGCCACAGCGGCCAGGTGCACACCCGCAGGCCCCCGAGGGCGTTGATGTCGCGCGACGCCTGCAGGCTGTAGACCACCAGCGGGTAAGTATCCCCCTGGGGGGCGACGCCCTGATAGACGCGCGTGCTCACGACGGCCACCAGTGCCGCATCGGCATCCAGCCGCGCCTTGATGTAGGCCGCCGCCCCCAGGGTCTCATTGGCCACGAGGGGTTCCCTCGGGCCGCGGCCGCCGCACCTTCACCGGCGCCGGGCAGAGCGTCACCCGCACGTTCGCCGCGCCGGGGCGCGCCAGCTCCACGGTGTTCCCCTCGATGGCCACCACGGTGCCCCGGTGCCCCGCCAGCCGAACCTCCTGCCCAATGTAGAGCCTCACCCCAGCCTCCTATCACACGTGGAATAACTCAGCGCCGCGGAACGTAGTGGAGCAAGCGGACTACCCCGCCGCTCCGCGGATCGCCCTCGCCAGCGCCTCCTGGAAATCATCCCGCGCCTCTTCGGCCGCCGGCGTCATGTAGGGCCGCGGCGCAATGGTGCCATCCCGCCGCCCGAACTCCAGGGCCGCCCCCTGCTCGGCGCCTACCAGGACATCCACCTCGAGGTCATCGACCCGGTCCGTCTGGATGCTGTTCGCCAGGGCGTTCAGGTCCGCCGCAGGCGCCTCGCCCGGCGCGCTCGCCTGGTGGTCCGGCCGCCCCCGGCGGTGGTAGACGATGCCCGTCTTGGGCCCGGTGTTGATCAGCTCCTTGGCGGAGCTGGCGATCAGCTCCGCCGTCTGCCCAATCACCGCGGAGACCGCGTCCCGGATGTCGCCGGCGACCTGCGGGAAGTTGTCATAGACCAGCTCCACCCGGGCATACGTCCGGTCGCTCGATACCCTGGCCATCAGGTGATCCTCCGAAGTTGCAGCACCAGCACGCCGGCGCCCGTGCGCCCGCCGTCCGTGTCCGTCACCTCGAAGGTGACCCCGCCGGTCACGAAGCGGTCCTTGGGCGTCACGTCGGTGGCCACCGGAACGGCCGCATACCACGTCTGCGCCGCCTCGACCCGCCCCTCGGGGCTGCGCTCGAAGGCCTGCGCCTGGCTCGCCCACACGTGGCAGGCCACGGTGGCGGTTGCTGCCCACGCGTCCGACCAACCGCCGGCGGCGTCGCGGGTACGCGTCGCCCGCTGCACCTGCCCGCTGCCGGTCAGCAGCGGCGCCAGGGCCGCGCTCGCGTCGGCGTCGAGGAGGTCACTGCTCCCGTAGGCATCGAGGGGATCAGTCGGCATTGCCGCGCCACCAATCCACCGTCTCAGCCAGGCCCTCGTGCAGCGCGCGCTTCGGCGCCCACCCCAGAGCCCGCAAACGGCTGGGGTCGCCGCCGATGAAGGGCGGCTCCCACTTCCGAGGAGGCTTCTCGCCGAACCGGATCAGGTGCCCGCCGCCGGCGATCTCGCCCACCGTCTCCATCAGGCCCCGGACCGTCACCGGCGCCCCGGATGCCACGTTGTAGATGCCCTCGGCGCCGGCCTCGGCCAGCACCCGCAGGCCCTCGGCCACGTCGCCCACGTGGATGTAGTCGCGCACCTGCAGGCCATGGGATGCCGGGAACGCCTGGCCTCCCAGCAGCGCCAGGGCCAGCGCCGGCACCATCCGGCGCCGGTCTTCCCCGGGCCCGTAGGGGTAGAAGATCCGCACGTGGGAGAGGCGCACGCCCGCGGCGAGTGCCATCTGCCGGCCTACCTCCCCAAGAGACAGCTTGCAGGCGGCGTAGAGCGTCTCCGGCCGCGTCGGCCCACCCTCGCGCAGCCATCCGGCTTCGGCGTCGTACTCGGCGCACGTGCCGGCCGTCACCACCTGCCGGCAGCCGGTCTCCAGGAGCACCTGCAGCAGCTCCAGGCTCTGCTGCAGCATCGCCACGTTGTCCGCTGAGTCCAGGTAGACCCCCGGCTCCACGTACCACGCCAGGTGGATACACGCCTCCGGACGCCAGCGCTGCAGGATGTCGCGGATCGACCCCAGGTCGGCCAGGTCGCCGCGCAGCACCTCGCACGGCCCGCCTTCCACCGGACGATCCCGCTCGAGCGCCAGCACCTCGTGCCCGGCGGTTGCCAGCGCATGCAGCGTGTGCCGGCCGATGAAGCCGCCGGCGCCGGTCAAGAAGACTCGCATGGTCGCCTCACATCGATCCCCAGCCACCGCGGCCGGCCATCGCGGTCCGGGATGAGCTCCACCGTGCCGCCATAGGGTGCCACCAACGCCGCGGCGCTCTCGGGCGTATAGACCCGCTGGTGCTCCGGGGACGGCCACTCGCCGTTCGGGGTCGTGAGCAGCACCCGGGCGCCCAGGCCCACAAGGCAGCGCAGGAAGGTGACGTGATAGAGCACGTGCTCTATCACGTCACCTGCCAGCACGGTATCCCACTCGCCCCCCAGGTCCTCGGCGAAGCCCTGCACGAACCGCACCCCCGGGTAACGCTCCCGGGCGATCCGGATGTGCACCTCTCCGGGGTCCGCCCCGGTCACGTCCAGGCCGGCGGCTGCCAGCGCACCGACCAGGTCGCCCGTGCAGCACCCCACATCCAGGACGCGGCCGGCGGCCCGCTCCATCAGCCAGGCGATCCGCGGGTGCTCGTAGTTCCCCGGGTCCATCTGGGGCCGGGTGTCGCCCTGGCAGTGGTTCTGGTAGTGCTCGCGGTAAGCGGCGTCGTCGCGGTGCCGGATGGGCACCCAGCCCTGCCACCGCTCCCGCAGCAGCCGGACGTTGCGCTTGGCGGACTCCGCCAGGCCGGCGTCGCCGCGCACCGTCTGCGACCCCAGGTGCGTCAGGACGTCGGGCACGATCTCCCAGTCATAGCCCATCGACCGCGCGCGCAGCCCCCAGTCGGAGTCCTCGCAGAAGCCCGGGCTCCACACCTCATCGAGCCAGCCGACCCGCTCCCACACGTCGCGCCTGGCCGTCAGGCTGGTGCCGTCCGGGTAGGTGCTTTCCGCCGGGTCCGTCGTGTAACCGGCAAACAGCAGGTTCGCATCGAGGATCCCGCCCAGGTAGGAGCTGATGCCCGTTCGCCTGGCGGCCTCGGCCAGCGCCTGCATGCCACCGGGGTGGATGATCGTGTCGTTGCCCAGCATGCAGATGACGTCGGCCGAGGCCTCCCGCAGGCCGGCGTTGAAGCCCCGGGTCACCCCCACGTTATCCCGGAGCACAACCACCCGAGTCGCCAGCTCGTGCGCCGCGCCCATCGGCTCCCAACTGCCGTTGTCTACCAGGACGATCTCGGCGTCCGGCACGTCGGCCCGAAGGGACCGCAGGCAGTCGGCCGTCATCTCGCAGCGGTTGTAGCAAAGCACTACCACCGAGATGTCAGCGCCCCGCGTCCAATACAGCAGCTCACTCAGACCCGCGGCCGCCCGCTTGCCCGTCACCCCGCCCAGGCAGTTGCCGCCCCGCGCGCACCGCGACCAATCAAGGCACGGCGAGCACTCGGCTTCCCCGTCGATGGAGAGGCAGGGCCCTGCCAGCGGCTCCCGGGCGCCGGAGGGCACGCCGGCGAAGAGCCCAAGGACCGGCAGGCCCGCAGCGTTCCCGAGGTGATATAGCCCGGTGTCCACCGACACGCACGCCCGGCACCGCCCCAGGATGGCGAACGCCTGCCGCAGGTCCTGCGTCTGCCCCGTCAGGTCCACCACGTTCGGCAGCCGATAGAACATCCTCGCCGGCTTCCCATCGGCGCCCAGCGGCGGCCGCGGCTGCGGGTCCATGGCCACAAACGTCACGTCCGGCAGCGCCCGCGCCTGGGCCACCCACCCGGCCTCGTGCCACTGCGCCTTCGGCCGGCACATGCTGCGCAGCCCGCAGGCCACGTAGAGCGGCCCAACCGGAAGCCGCTCTGCAGCCCACGCAGCCAAATCGGCGGCCGGGGGCACCGGATAGCGCATCCGCGGCAGCGAGACCCCCGCGGCCGACGCAAACGCCTCGGCGGGGTGCTGCCAGCGCCCCGCCCGCGCCTGCCGCTCGTAAGCGCCGTCCAGGTCGATGATCCGCGTGTAGCCCCCAGGGTCCGGCTCGCTGCTCACCAGGTCGGCGTCCGCGCTGCCCTGCAGCAGGCGGGCGAAGGGCGGCGCGCACTGGAGGTGCACCCACGCCCCCGGCCGGCTTCGTCGCACGGCCCGCAGCGCCGGCAGCGCCATCAGGACATCCCCCAGGGACGCCCACCGGCGCACCAGGATACGCTCCCGCGCCCCGGGCTTCCCGGCCACGAGCCGCGGCCCATCGGCCGACCCCGCCACGGGCCGCACGCTCACGTGGATCATCGGCCGACCCCTTAGTTGGGCAGCGCCCGGATCGTCACGGCGATCTTGGCCAGCGTGTCGTCGGCGTAGGCCGGCGCCACGATCAGGAGCTGATCCCCGACCGCGAGGGTAGTCTCGGTGGCGCTAGTCAGCGTCGCCACCTTGCCGGCCGCGGCGAAGCGGAGCACGGCGAACTCGGTGCCGACCCCCGCGGGATCGGCCGCCAACACCTTCTGCAGCGAAAGATCCGTCTGGGCCGTGGCGGCGACCCCCGCAAGCGCCTTGACCAGCGAGCTGTCCGCCTTGATCTTCAGCGGCTTGTGCGCCGCGAAGCGCAACAGCACCTGGCTGGCTGTAGGCGCCGCCTCGATGCTCGTGCCGATGTCTACCGGCATCCCGTCGGCGGTCAGCTTCCCCTTGACGTGCCAGTCGCCCCTCAGTGTCCGTGCCATCTCTCGTTCCCTCCGCTCGGCCCTCCCGGAGCCGAGATCCTAAATCATCCGCGGCCGCAGATTGCGCAGCCGCCGGCCCGCCGGCCGGGTGTAGCGCGCCACCGCCGCCTCGAATTGGTCGTGGAGGCCGGTCACCTCTGCCTCGACGTTCGCGTAATCCACCCGGGTATCCCCGATGGTCCGCCCCTTGATGCGCCCGGTCGGCCGCCACCCCACGCGCTTTGCCGCCCGGAACGCCTGCTCGCCCGCCGCGGCCTCCCAAAGGTCGGCGGGAATGGAGGCCGCGTAGCCCCACTTCCCAGTCACCCCGACGTTCTGCCGGCCGACGGGAAAAACGTAGTCGGTCTGTAACCCCGGGATGCTCCCCCGGAGCCGGATGATGCGCGTGTAGGGGAGCCCCTGGTCGGTGCGGAGCACCACGTTGGAGAGCGTCTCCAGGGTCTCGGTGGGCGGCCCCAAGACCGTCACCGAGGTGAGCGAGATCATCTCGTCCACCTCTTGCTCCTGGGTGCCGCTGCCGTCGAAGTAGCGGACGGCATCCACGGAGTCGGCCAGCCACTGCCGGCCGGTGCGCGTGCCGACCTCGGCCTCCACCGCGGCCTTGACGCGCGCCTTCAGGGCCGTAGCCTGCGCCCCGGTGGCCCGCAGCGTCACCCCGATGTCGGCCAGGCTCGCGTCGACGTCGTCGCTCGTCGGCCATGCGGTGTAGGTGGCCATCGCTTATCCCTTCGGGGGCTCCGGCGGCATCCCGGCACCCGCTGCCTGGGCGGCGTCCGCCAGCGGCTCCCCCGTCACCCTCTCGGGCGCAGGCGCCGGGGCCCGAGAGGTCATCGCCTGCAGCTCCTTGTCGGTGACGACCGCGAAGCCCGGGCGCCCCTTGAAGTAGGCGGCCCCCTTGGCGTCCACGTCGGCCACCCCGACGAAGCGCCCCGTCCGCTGGTCGAGGATGGGCTCAAAGCGCGCCCCGGTCACCGGGCACTGCCAGGTGTCGAACTTCGTGCTGATTACCTTGGCCATACACCCTCCAGAGAGGGTGGGGGCGCCATCACGGCGCCCCCCACCCCGGTCAGGACCTACGCTCAGGCGAGCGTCACAGCGGGCACATCCAGCGTGCCGTGGTGCCACTCGGGCCCGTGGTCGATGCCCATCTGCCCGTAGATCTGGGTCTTACTCGAAGACCCGGTCTTGTCGAGGGGCTCCTCGAAGAGGATGCCCTTGCTCGGAACCTCCATGCCCACCAGGGCACACACCCCCAGGTTGGCCACGAGGAGCTTGTTGGCGGTCATATCCGGCTCCAGCACCAGGTTGAGTAGACCCATGCGGGTCCGGAGGGTGAGGATCTGCAGACCCGCGACCGTCACGGAGATCGGCGCCTGGGTGTAGCCCTCGTAGGCCGCCTGGCAGTTGTTGAACTGCGTGGCGTCCACGAACAGCGTCCAGGTGTTGTCCACCTGGTACCCAGTCGCGATCACGATGGTCCGCACCAGCTCCTCGACCCAGCTCTTGTAGGTCTCGGCGTCCGGCGCGGCCTCGGCGCTCTTGTCCACCGCGTTGGTGGTCACGCAGGTCAGCAGGCCCCGCGTGGCCAGCGCGTTGGCGGCGGGGTCCGCCGGGTTGGAGTAGACGCCCTGCAGGATAGAGTAGTTCAGGTCCTGGGCGACCTTCTCCAGCGCCCGGGCCACCTGGAACTCCGGCGTCCGCGGGTTCGCCGGCGTGCGCTGCGCGGCCCCCTGGGGGATGGGCACGACACCCGAGACGGCGTGCTCCCCCTCGGCCAGGTAGGTCACGTCGATGCTCTCGTGGAAGATCTGCACGGCGTTGACCGCCTGGGTCACCGCCGTGGTGATCGCCGTGGGGGCGTTGGCGCCCTCCAGGCGCGCCGGCTGGCTCGGCGCCGTCAGCGAGTAGAAGGTCCCCGTCGGGAACGTCCGGGACGTGGTCCGCAGCATCCCGCCGGTCAGGCCGCCGAGCTGGCGGAGCAGTGCGTTCGGGCGCTTCCCGGTGAGGAACAGCAGGCCGAGGTAATCGGCCGCGTTCGCCTTCGTCTGTGCCATGGTTGGTTTCCTCTCAGCTCACCGGCCGGCGCCTGGTTGGTCACTCGGCGGGCTGGGTGAGCCCCGCGGCCTCGCGCTTGATGCGGATGATGGCGTAGGTATCCCCGGCCTTCTCCGCCTCGACGAGGCGTTGTTCTACGGTCGGCCCCCCGGCGTTCGCGGGTTTGGTCACGGTGCCGGCGGGCGGCGCGGGCGGCTTGGGGGCATTGGCCACCAGGGGCGCCAGGCGCTTGGCCCGCTCCCGCATGGCGGCCTCGTCCGCCCCCTCGATCAGGTCGATGTGCTCCGCGGGGATCCCCGCCTCGGCGGCGATCCGGTTGCGCAGCGCCTCGGTCTTGCTGGCAACCAGCTCGCGCTCGATGGCGGCGAGCCGCTCCAGGAGCGCCTTGTCGGCCGGAGGCGGGTCGCCCTGCTTGGGGTCGCCCGGCTTGGGGTCGCCCGCGGGCGGGTCCGCCGGCTTGCCCGGCACCCGCTTCTCGATCTCCTCGATCTTGCGCTGCAGCGTCTCGATGATCCGCCGCTGCGCGTTCGCGTCGTTGTTCGCCGCCGGGTTGGCCGGCGGGTCCTGGTTGTTCACCGGGGGGTTCCCCGGGTCCACTCCCGGCGCCGGCGGGTTGGCCGGCGGGTTCGTAGGTTCTGCCATTCGTCACCTCTCCCGAGGGTAAGTGCCGCCTGTGCACCCGGCGGCCCGGGTAGTTGCGGCCCTCTACTCGTTGCGCGCGATGGCCGCGTTCGCCCACATCACGCACTCCTCCAGGGCGGTCAGCGCCAAAGACTGCTCCCTGCTCGGGGGCGTGTGCTTGACGATCTCCTCGGCCATCAGGCGCCCTGTCGCTCGCAGCATCGCGAACCGGGGGATCTGGGCGGCCTGCGGCGGGTGATAGGTAAACCGCTTCTCGATCTCGGCCTCGTCCATGATGCTCCTTCCGCACCCAGGAATCGCAAGGGGCCGCCACGGTCTCCCGCGCGGCCCCGACAACCACTCCCTCTTCGCCCTATCGGCCCTACTCGCCCGTGTAGGACGCGATGTTCACCGTCGCGACGCAGCCGTCGCCCGGTGCCGTCGCGGTGATCGACACTGCGTTCCCCACACTTCCCTGAATAGGCGGGTTGAACTGCTCCGCGTGGTTGCTCTCCGGAATGGAGCCCGCGATCAGCGCCCCCAGGTGCCCCGTCCAGATCGTGGTGCTGCCGTCCTTGACCGCCCACGTGGTCGACGCGTTCTGCCCTGTCACCGAAATGGAGATCGCCGTAATCAGGTGCCGCTTCCCCGCCACTGCCGCGCGCGTCGCCGTGGCCGCCGCATTGGCGCCCCCGGTCGTGGATGCGGGAGTCGCCGCCGGCAGCCCGGCAGGTAGCGGCGTCTCTGGGGACACGTGGCGCCGGCTCTTGGTCGAACCGCTGGTCACCTCGTAAGCTGCTACAGGCATCGTCTTGCTCCTCTACGGGCACGCCGGCATTACGCCGCCGCCTCCACGCCGTAATATCGCCGCTGGCTCTCCGGCACCTTGTCCGGCTGGGGCCTCACGCTCCCAGCGAACTGCCTTCCAGGGAAGGCCGCCAAAACTGAGACCGTGAAGCAAAACCCGTTCGGGTGGTCTGCCGGCACATTCTGCGGCAGGTAATTCCCCGCCCCGAGGCCGTCCTGGTCCTGTGACGCCCACACGTCGCAGATGTCGGGCCGCCTATGGGCGCTCGAGAGCCGCCACCCGACCGCCGTCACCCACGGCACCAGGCTCCCGTCCTCGCGCGTGACGCCGGCGACGTGGGCCTCCCGGTATGCGGTGTTGATCTCCGTCCGGGCGATGCGCTCTGCTCGGTAGCGGGCATTGTCAACGCCGTCGCGTAGGAGCTCGTCTCGGATGGGAAGCATCGCCTTGCGCGGCCCCTCGCCACGTGCGAGCGCCTCCAGGATGCCCCGCCGGATGCGTGCCCCGCCCTCGGTGCTCAGGTTCGTGAGGATCCCCGCAAGTCGCTGGTGCCTTGGGTAGAGCCGCAGGTACGCCCGCTCCAGCACCCGCGCAGGCACGGACCCGAAGCGCGCCCGGGCCTGGCCGGCCTCGGTCAGGAGCGTCAGCGCCTGATCGGCCGGCAGCGCGTGCCGGGCTCGGAGCAGGACATCGAGCGCCGCGGTCTCGCGCTCCGCGACGAGCCGAGCGGCGTCCACGATGCTCTTGTCCAGCTCCCCCTGGTAGCGCGCCCGGAACCTCTCCAGCTCGCGCTCCACCGAGCCCAGCAGCTCACGCTTGTAGCGGTCGCCCTCGATGCCCCGGGGGATGGTTCGGATCTCCTGCCGCAGCCGGCCGGCCGTCTCCCGCAGGACCTCCTCGATGGCCTGCACGGCGCCGGCCACCTGGCGCACCTGCTGCCGGCGCGTCCACCCCACCAGCGCCTCATACTCGCGCCAGGCGCTGTCCAGCTCACGAGTCGGGCGCATCCAGGCTCCATCTGTTTACCGAAACGGCCGATCCGTATAGCCACGCAGCCATCTGTTTACCGAAACGGCCGATCCGTATAGCCACGCAGCCTTACTGGTTAGGGTCTGGCGGCAGCGGGAAGAACTTGCTGATGGCCGCCGCGATCCCGTCCACTGCTTCCTCGCCCGCACGGCGCATACCGTTGAAAGCGGCGTCAAAGACGGCCTGTGTCAACAGGTGGGAGTCTCGTACAACGTCATCGAAGGCGCCCCGAACGCGATCTGCGTGGCAGTGCAGGCACTCGTGAACCACGGTGTTGCGTTGCCCCTCGGGGGTGGCCGCGAAGAAGGGCAAC